TCAATGACTTACGATGCCCCATAAATGCGCGTGCGTGTAAGCCCTTGTTACTGTTGATTAAATATTCTTGCATAGTCACCCTCGGTATAGGTAACAGCCCCGTGCTTGGCATACCATATATAGACACCGCGACCCTCAAACTGTGTCTTAATAACATGATGGTATTGGCATAGGCTTTGGAAATGATTAAGCCTGAAGCGTGTGGCATCCTGTCTGTGAGGGAACACATGGTCAATGTGTTCTGCCTGCACAACCTTACCATCTAATAGACAAGCGGCACATAGCGGGTCTTTGCTTAACTGTGCCTGCCTTTGCTTCTTCCAATACGATTGCCCGTATAACTTACTGTTCTGCTTTCCTTTTTCCGTTATGCCACCGCCATGCTTAACGCAAAAGGTTGACCGACCAGTCTTGGGGTTATGACACCCCAATTCTCTGCACAGTTTATTGAGGGGTGCTGTCGGCAACTGGTGCAACTTCTACAGGGGCAACATCAACAACTGCTTCATTGATAACTGATGATGGTGCAACAACATCATTCACAACCTTTGTATTCTTTGTGGTTGTTACTGGAAAATGTGTTGATAACAATGCCAATACAACAAAGTCGGCTGTGTCTATCTGTGTGCTTTTAAGCGCGTTGGCGATGTCTTTAGGGTCTAGGTTAATATATGTTGCGGCTTCCCTATCAATGTCACCATAGCTGGCTTTAAGCGTATCAACTGCTAATTGTAAATCAGGACTCATTTGTAATACTCCTATTTAAGAAAAGTAAGTTTATAGATAGTTGAATCAATCAACTGTTGGATTTCATCGGTAATGTTTTGCAATTCAGTATCATTGCCAACTATTGCGCGATTCTTAATAACATAGGCTGATATGTTAATTAATTCGGTTAAGGCATCATCCACAGGCGGATAATAAATATTTGGGTATTGCACAATGATTTGATTTTTGCCCTGATAGGCTTCTATTAAACTATCAATCAATTCCACAACTTCTTCATAGTATGTGCCTAATGCCATATGCTGTGAAAAACTGCGTGATTGTAAATGCAACAAATGCGTGTTGGTTGCGCTGTGCAATAGGTTTAAAAAGTATTCGCCAATGGATAATGGCGTTTCTTTGCTTTCCACTATATTAAATTTCTGTTTCATACTTCCCCCAATAAATTATTTATAAACTCTAGCAGGCTTTGTTCTGTTCCAAAGTTTTCCTCAAAGCCTCGTTTTCCTGCATGATATGCAACGCCATAACCACCAAGCCTGTGATGATTAGGGCATAAAGGAATCGTGTCTTTGCTTTTCTTCCCTGCTGATGCATTAAATCTAACATGATGAATTTCAGGCTGGCTGTAACCAAACCCTTGGCGTAAACATACAACGCAACCCCATTCAACCAGCTTTTCAAATCGTTGCTTTTCACTTTTGGTTGCCATTACTTGTTAATAATTGCTGAAAAATCAATCAAATCGTCATTATCAACAACATCATTCATATCAACCTTTGATTCATTTTGTTTTATTTTTATATAACATTGCTCTGAAATTTCCTCAAGCAATTCATAGCATTCCTCAATTCGCATTTGATAAACTGTGGCAATGCTTAACATACGATTTAAAAGCTTTGGGTCAATCACAGTCCAATCAGCATCATTAGCCAGCAACTTAATATCATCATTTAACATTTCGGCTTTTAATATTTGTTGCTCTAATTCATAAATTTTATCAAATGGCATTTTGTTCCCTTGCTGTTGTGTTGAATAATTGGTTTAAAATTACAAGCAAAACTAATCTTTTAGTATAGATTACAAACAAAAAATAAACTATTCATCATCTAAAAGTCTTTCAATCAATGCAATTTGCGCTGGCGGGGCTTCCGCAAGTTTATTAAATTCAGTTTCAATCCTATCCATTTGTGTATTGCATCCTAAAGCAAAGCCATCAGCAAAACAAACAAAAAGCATTGATACATCTTTATTAAAATAAAAATCATCATCGTTGGGATGGCGGGTTAAATTAAAGCCATGTTCAGTTGCCCACAACTCAAACTTATCGCGCACTTGTTCAAATAATGTCATTTGGTATTAACCTTTCAATTGCATCATGTAAATTAATTGGGGCTTTGGGTTTAACCCATTTACCCATATAACGATATTTAGTGACCAATGAAAGCCCAATATCAATTTCCACATCTATGCCGTCATCTTGATGCGATGTAAAAAAGACAATGGCATTTTTAGTTTCTGATTGCACAGCATCGCATAATCTTTCCAATGCCAATTCTTGACCACGCGGCATTTGCGCTTTGTTAAATTTTGTTTCAATAAATATAAACCATTTATCTTTGTATTCAATAAATCCATCAATGTCAGTTGGGGATATGCTACCAAATTGCAGGCTATTGAAATTTATAAATTTTTCCGCAAAATCTTGATTTTTAATCATCCCAACTCCATCCCAGTTGTGTCAACCAATATTCTATTTGGTTTTGATAGTCAGCCATTTGCGATGTGTCTAATTCTGTCGTGCTTTGTATGTATTCCACCAGCGTATTGCCTACATACTTGTGTTGCCTTAAAAACTTGTAACCCATCAACAAGTGCAATTCATCGGCAGTATATCCAAGGTATGTGCCGCCATGTCGCATCAAATCCCAATAACGCCTGTTTTGGTCAAGCGTGCGCTGGTCTTTATCCTTTGACTCTTGAATAATCACTTGCCAATTCTTTTGGCAATCCAATTCCATTATTAACTGAATCAAATTCTGCCGATTGGCTTCCGACAATTTCCAAATGCGCTTTTTTTGCATCATTTACATTCCCATAGTTTCCAAGCATTGTTTTTGGCAATTTCCATAATGTGTAAAGCCATGCGCCCTGAATGTATGACTTACTGATTGAATACCCTTTAGTTTTAATGGCGTATGAACCCCATTTATCCCATTTAGCCATTCTTTTCCTTTAATGCTTGTTTGTCAGGTACATAATCAAGCCATAAATCATCACCACATCTTTTACATATCAATACATAATCTTGCGCTGGTTGTTCTAGTGCTTCTTTAAATTCACTATCCCTAGCAATGCGTTCATCTATTGTTTCTTTCCAATCCCTTGTTAATGCTTCGTCTTTAGTCATTTTTCAAATCCCAAATCCGTTGTTTAATCTTTTGAGGAATAGGATGCTTGCCGCTTTCCCATTTAGCAACACAGTCCCGTGTTCTATCAACCAACAAAGCCAATTGCGTTTGCGTTAATTCAAGTTGATTGCGTAACTTCTTTAATTCATCGCCCGTCATATTTAACCACTCCTTTGTGTAATATTATATATGATATTGTATAAACAATGTTTAACTCCAACCCAATTGTTTTTTTATGCTTTCCAGCCTTTCATGGTTGCGCTGTTTATCCTCATCAGTCCATTTGCGCCCAATCTTAACGCTAAATGTTTTGGCTTCCTGTGCCTTACATAATTCAAGAATGTCGGCTGGTGTTGGCATACGCTTGTTGGCATCAACCCATGTGTCAAATGCTTTGCTTACAATGTGAAATTCAAAGCGTTGTAGTTTGTGCCACCAAATACGCAGTAACTCAATATCTAAATCTGGCTTATTAAACAATTGGGTTAATGCCTTCATCATTGCTTTGAATTGTGCTTTTTCAGAATCTGTCATATTAATCCCCACAAAAACATGAAATAGATTCTGAAGAAAACATATCAATTTGATTTTCTGAAAATGTCATCATCTTTTGATAACTAACAGAACCTTTCCTAAATGTTGCAATTCCTGTTTTTCCTTGTTCAATCATTTTATCTTGTTCCATTTTTTCCATTTTAATCCACCAAACCGCGCGTGATGGCTTGTCTTTAATTAATGAAGCCAAAATTTTATCGCCTTTAAGAAAACATAAATCACAATTAGATAATGTATTTAATCCAACTTTAGGCAACTTTAAATCAAAATTGTTTTTTGACCAAAATTCCCCAACATTTTGTTCTGTTATGCCATCACGCGCCAATGGACACATATCAATTCCAACTTTTGCTAATCTTCTAGGTTCATCAGCCCTTATGCCAACATAATGTGACCTATCATCAATATCAATATTAATGCTTTTAAGATAATTTCTAATAATTTTTACTTTTAATTCTTGAGTGCAAAAACGCATAAAAACATTTGGCAACATATTTTTATATTTTATTAATCTTTCAAAAGGTTCACCATTTCTACTTGCATTTTCATAATTAACAACATCAAATCCATTTTCAGATTTATGATTAAATTCAAGCCATGTTATTTTTACATTCCAATTACTTTCAACATCTTTAACAAATTTTAATGTTGCTTCATCTTCTTTACCTGTATTGGCAAAGCAAACAAAACAATCATTTGGAAGACCATTATTAGCATCTAATATTTTTCTCAACATAAATGCTGATGTTCTGCCACCACTAAAACTAATACAAGTTGGTTCTGTAATTAAATATGGATTCATTACCATAACTCCTCAACTGGCGGTTCATCTTTCCAACGACCCTGATTAAGATATGTGGCTGGGTTTGGTATATATTGCCCACCATTTTTTTGCCATTGTTCTGATTGCCGTTGCCATTGAAGCGCATTTAACACTTCGGTTATATTTGGCTTTAATTTATTCCAAGATTTTTTAGCGGCATCAGGTGCTGATTTTTTGGGATATGCTTTCCAAAACAAATTAAAATTATCATCAACAACAAGTGCGATTTCGCACGATGGTTTTTTATTGGTTGTTGGTTTATGGTTATTGTTTAATGGTTTATGGTTATTGTTTGGTTGAACATCCGTTGAACAGTCGTTAAAAGATTGTTTAATATTATCCTTTCTTTTAGCCGCACTTGCTTTACCAGCAATAGAAGCCTTTTCAATCTTTTCTTTATATTCTTGAATTTCTGCTATTGCACGAACATTAACCCAACCATCTTCTGTTTTGTTAAAAAACTCGTTTAACACTTGTTCAACATCCGCTAAACATTCGTTTAACAATAACAATCTTGCTACTTTTTCAATATCAAGCGGCAAAGGTTTTTCATGTAAATAATGCCAATCTAATAATCGTCTATAACAAACATCCTCAATTAAAGATAAATGCCTAGTGTGTGATTGATAATCTGCTATGTTAAATTGATAATAATGCATATTAAATATCCTTCTTACTAACTTGATATTCAATAAAATTATAAATTTCGCCAGTAGTAAAAAAATCACAATGCTCTTTTATAACATTACACAATTTTAAAACTTCAGAAGCACTAAATTTAAAAAATTCCCTTTGAGTATTTACTCTATTTTCGCTATAAATTTCATGCAATTTTCTTTCAAAATTTTGTGCATTTTCTACTTCACCATAACAAACCAATTGAAAATTAAAAGGCACAGATGTGTTAGATAATTCAGCCGCCCTTTGACTTGGTGCTTTGTCTGTAAATCCTATTTTAAAAAAATCAGGCATTGCTTCATTTGCCATTACATATACAAAACCATAATAAGCCATATCAAAACTCCAAAAAAAAACCGCTAACCTTAATTGTGCGAGAATTAAGATTAACGGCTTACTACAAATAGTAGTAGCAATTGAAACCCCTCGCACGGGTCATTGCTTCTACCACTTAAACAAAACAATAATATAAATCTATCTATTGTGCAAGTATTTATTTATTACCACCTGGGCTTCATCAAATGAATGGCATACGCAAGCCGAATAACCTTGCGCCTTTGCCTGTTCTAGAAAGTATTTCTGTTGGTCTGACACTTTACCCTTTGCCGCTTTCATTTCTATAAATAATCCATGACTGGTTGCATTGGGTGACATTAAAAATAAATCAGCCACGCCAGCCAACACGCCCTCATTTTTTAATTTGACGGCTGTGCCAATGTTACGCACTCCACCATTAGGAATGGCAAACATAATCAGCTTGGGATATTGCAGGCGAAACCATGTAATAACGGCAACTTGTATTTGATGTTCATTCATTTTTTAATATTTGTATAAAAGTGGTTGCATAATGTATAAAACATCTGTATTGTATCACTTATGCGCTTTTGCATATTAACGGAAACAAGGGGAAACAAATGTTAGAAACTTTAATTATTAACGGCATTACACTTGATGTTTACTTTTTACATGAAGTTGAAAAAGACCCATTTGGCACAGGCGATTCGCCAACGTATCACAACATTCAATTGGTTGCAGTTGAAACATTAAATGACACCGTTGATTTACTTCCAATTCTTTGCAATACCATTATTGAAAAAATTGAAAACGAAATTTTTAATATTGTGACTGGGGCTTAACATGGACAATTTGACTATTGTAATTTTGGGGCTGGTTGTATTTTTAGCCATTCTTTTGGCTGGTGAAGCATTAGCCAAATTTTTTGATTGGAAATAACATGAAAACAAGTGAATCACTTATTAAAATTGCGCCTGCTTTAATTAAGGCACAAATGGGCATTACCTACGCTATTGAAAATGCCAAAAACCCGCACCTTAAAAGCAAATATGCTGACTTGCAATCTGTGATTAATGCAGTCAAAGCCGCATTAAATAAAAACGGCATTGCATTTTTGCAAACACCATCGCCAAGTGATGATGGTCGTTTAAACTTAACAACACGATTAATTCACGAATCAGGGGAATGGATTGAAGATACCGCAACGTGTCCGTTACAAAAACAAGACCCGCAGGGATTGGGGTCTGCTCTCACTTATTTGCGTCGTTATAGCCTTTCCGCTATTTGTGGTCTTTATGCTGACGATGATGATGGCGTTGGTGCTATATATAATGCTACAAATAATGCTGTGGATGTGGAAGCGGCTGTTAAATTGGTAACTGATACCAAAACCCTAGCAGAATTACAAACAGCCTATAAAACGGCTGTGGCGCGTTGCAAAGGCAATGTTGATGCAACCAATGCTGTTGTTAAGGCAAAGGATGAAATGAAGTCGTTGTTTGAATTACATCACCCATAGGAAAAACAATGGAAACAATTATTCAAGGTTCTGATGAATGGTTTAATGTTCGGCTTGGCAAAGTAACCGCCAGCCGCGTTGCTGATGTCATGGCAACAGTTAAAACAGGTGAAGCCACATCACGCAGAAATTATCGCATTCAGCTTGTTTGCGAAAGGCTGACGGGTTTAAAAGAAGAAACCTATATCAACCATCACATGGAACGGGGCGTGCGGTTAGAACCTATTGCGCGTGCGTTATATGAAGCCCAAAATGATGTGTTTGTGACTGAAATAGGGTTTATTCATCACCCCACAATTGAAATGGCTGGCGCATCACCTGATGGGATGTTACCTGACGGGCAAATTGAAATTAAATGCCCAACAGCGGCAAACCATATTGAAACAATATTAGGCGGTGGTTCGCCATCAAAGTATTACCCACAAATGCAATTTCAAATGTCTTGCACAGGGCATCAATGGTGCGATTTTATTAGTTATTGCCCCGATGTTGGGGATGATTTAGCCTTATATGTTTGTCGTGTCCCTCGCGATGAAGCATATATTGCTGAAATGGAAGCCGCCATAACGGCTTTTTTGAATGAAGTAAATGTATTATTTAATCAACTAAAAAAAGGAAACAAGTAAAATGGCTATTGTAAAAATTGTTATTGAAGATACTGATGATGGGGTGCAAATATCAACAGAATTGGATGCCTCAATTGAAAATAAAGAAAATGCAACTCCAGCGCATTTTGTTTTAGATGAAATTTTAAAATGGATTGAAGAAACTGATGCAAAATTTAAACAAAAGGAAACTGAATAATGGCTATTACCCATGATTTAATCGCAAAAGCAGGCGCATATAAGGACAAGCAGGGCAATGAAAAAGTGCGCTGGCATAAATGCGGTGTTGCAATGGAAACAAAAAATGGCGGAATTGCGCTAAACATTGAATCACTACCAACCAACTTTGATGGATGGATTCAAATGCGTGAACCTTTACCTAAAGATGGTGCGCCACGCAATCAAAATGCTGGCGGGCTTGATGAAATTGATGAATCAATGCCGTTTTAATTAAAATTGGGGGAAAGTGTCCTGTTATTTTTTGCTATGCTTAAAATACAATATATTGTGATTATTATATTAACCGCATGATTACCCCAACTGTAACCTGTAACGCTACACATTACACAAAGGAAACAAAAAATGAATGCAAGCGCAATAAATAGATTACTGGCTTATAAACGCAGAATGATGATTTTGGAATTGTTGGATAATAAAAAACTTACATCATCGGAAGTCGCGCAACACATATCCGATTCTTTTAGCGTAATTAAAACGGATTTGAAACGCTTATATAATGGCAAATATTTAAGTCGTGAAAGAAAGTTTGACCCAGCTTGCGCCAAATATGTTTTTGCGTATTTCACCAAAAATAAAAAATTCCCAATGCCCAACATTGCGGCAACAGAAAATCAGCGCACAATGGTTGATAATATCAATTTTGAAAACAGACCCAAACGCAATCTGCCAGTCCAAAAAGCCCCGCATCAAAAAATATTGATTGACCCTAAAAATCCCAATGCAAAAACTTATCTAAACCTTGGTCGTGCTGGGTCTGATTATGCTTGGCAGAAAATAAAATCATCCGCTTTTGGCACGCCTAGCATTGGTTCAACTTTTTCACTTTATGATGGGGCTTCAGTATGATTAAATTTTTAATCTTTAAGCGTTACAATGTAATTGATTTGGTTGGGCAGGGATTAGCCATTTGGCTTGCCACTAAATACGACAATAATTGGTGGCTAATGTTGGTGCTGGCATTTTCTTTTGTTGCCGCACTATGTGATTCAATTGATAGGTTAAGAAATAATTTTTAATGAAACTGTCGGTTAAGCAAAAATTGTGTTTAATTATTGCCACCAGTCCAATATGGTTGCCATTTGTAGTTTTATGGCTTTTGATTGTTGACATCTATGAAGCCACAATTGATAATTAATTGCTTAATTGCACTTTGACGGGATTCCGTCATTAAGGGGCTTAAAACGCCCCTTTTCTTTTTTGCAAATATGCTTTCATGCCCGCAAGTATTTCAAGATTATCACCAACCAGTCCCAACGCCATATTGCATTTATCGCACAATAAGCCACGAACAACATTAGTTGAATGGCAATGGTCAACCGATAGATTTCTACGCGCCTGACGCTTACTACAGATGGCACAGCGACCATCTTGATTGATTAACATGGTATTGTAGTCATCAATGGTGATGTTATAGCGTTTTTTTAGCTTTGATTTAAGCCGTGACTTACTTCCTGATTCTTTGTTTTCTTTAAACCACTTTTTGCTTTTAACTTTTTTGCAATGCTTGCAAATGCTATCAACCCTTGTGGTATTAGTTTCTTTTCGCCTGATTAAATAATATTCAGCGATGGGCTTTTCTGTCTGACACGCTTTGCAAAACTTGGTCAAATTATTTTATCTTTTAAAAATAAATAAACTTTTTCAATTTCATCAAATGTTGCATCATTTTTAATAATATTTGCACGCTTTGATATTATTTGAATATTGCCTTTTACATAACCTTTGCAACTATCAATTCTATCTATTGATGGTGAATTCCAACTGCCCCCTCGCCCAGTAACATATTTTAATTCAACTTCTAAAATTGGGCATTTTTGTGGAATGACTATATCTGAAACATCTAAATTAAAATCATATCCTTTTGTCTTGGCGCGTGCTTTACATCTATTAAGCATACTTTTAACATAGGCTTCACCAAGACCAAGCATTCTTTTTAATCGCGCATTTTCTTTATTTACTTTTTGACGCAATTTATTTTCAGGTTTTGCCCAATAATTTTTTTCATATTCAACACGATTTAACCCAGTTGATTTTTTAATTGCATTTGCTGAATTACTGCATTTTCTAGAACAGTATTTTCTGCGTTTTGCATGGTATGGGGAATCATTTACATAAAAATTATTTTTGCAATATTCACATATTAAATCATTAAATTGTTTTTCCATTTTGAAAATCCGCTAATGATAAACCATTAGTATACTGCAAATGAGCATACTCGCGGAATTTTCCACTCCATCTACCTGCCCACTCAAGACCAATCCCTTCGGCAATCCGTCCGCATTCAGAAAACAAAACGGCATCATTCCATTGCGCCTTGCCATTGACTATCGGGCAAAAATCAAACGCCACCTTGTAATTGTGGAATGATTGACCAGCTTTAGCATTGGTAACAATCTTGCCCGCGGTTGTGCGACCCTGTGCGTATAATGCGGTTTGTGCTTCCATATCACGATATGTGGATGTGATAATGACATCAATGCCTTTTGCTTTGCATTGATTGATAAACTCGCTACACATTGCCGCAACCTTTGGCTTTAAATCCGAAAGGCTACGGGAATTAATCATTACGCACCTGTTGGCGGAATAGTTGCTGGATTAACTGTTGCTGGCTGACCAAGTTTAGTATTGATTGATGCAACCGCTGTTTCAATGCCTAAATTTAATGCCCAATTAGCCGTGCCATTTAATGCCGCACCCAATTCACCTTTGACATTTTTTAAACCTTCTTTTACTGATGCCGCTTTTTCTGCACCTGTTTTTGTATTTGATAATTCAATCAAAACCAATCTTTCAATTTCTTGAAATACGCCTGACCCAATAATTGCTTGAACCGCGTGTGTTAAAATTGACATTAAAAATGCGTTAATCATAATTTTTCCTTAATTTAAACAAGTTATAGAAACAAAAAAGCCATCAAGTTTATTCCATTCAATGCCCTGTAATGGGTGACTGCTCAACAGCTTTATCGCTGGCTGGCAATCCCACTTTGTCGCTTGATGCAATGGTTGCGGCTGGATTAATGAACAGCCCTGTAATTGCAACAATAGCACCACCAATGGTAAGCAGTTGGTCATCAGATAACGATAAATCATACCCAAAAGTTTTACCAAGCGCGACAAGTGCGCCAAATAAACCAGCCAAAATTGATGCAGTAATTTGCCCATTTTTCCATGCCGTTGGATTTGCAACAACGCTTCCTTTGCGAAACACACTGAATGCCGCTAAAATTTTATCCATATTATTTCCCCAAATAAATAGTGCCAGTTATAACCGCACCAATGATTATCCAAATAAATCTTTCTATCCATGCCCCACTTGCATTTTTTACTTCAATGCTATTGACGCGAGTTTCAAGCAACGATTGCTGATGGTCATAAGTGTCCATACGCTTAAACAGCGTAATCATCCTTTCTTCCATCCGAGCCAGCGATATAATTGCTTCCCCTACTTTATCCAGCTTTTCTTCAATGCGGTTAAGGCGTGTTGTTTGGTCATCCATAATATTCTCAATTAAGTTTCTTTGCGTATTGTATAAACATTGATAAATCCTCGCTTGAGAAAACAACCACCAAACTTCCATCATCTAATGTCACTTCTAATTCATCCTGCTCAATAGCAACGCCCACAATCTTTTTGCCAATCATGTGGTTAAAATATTCGTCAACCAATTGATTGTCTGATTTTTTATGCGTCTTGGGCATCTGCAAAATCTTTAGTTTTTAATGCGTCATAAATTTGGGCGCGGGTTGCATCAACAATATAATCATTTTCAGAAAAAATAATTGTTTGAGTAGATGCTGGATAAAAATTATTATCCCTTATTTCTTTTGAAATATATCCATTTAATAAAATTTCAATTGTTTTATTTTTATAATTTTCATTGATGAAATTAATATTCCAATAAGT